AGTCCGAGCATCCGGCCAGCTTCCGCCCAGTATCCAACATTGTCGCGGCGGTATGCTTTGTTGAAGCTGATGACCGCCTCGGTGCCAGCCTCGCCCGCGATGCTCAAGCCGTCCGTAAATCCACCAGATGCAAGCATCGGGATGGTCGGGATGCTAAAGCCGAAGTGTGTGCCTCCGAGTACCGGTACCCAGTCAGGCACATCGACGCTGATGTTGTTGATGGCGCCGATTGCACTGTTGACCAGCGAGATCACCGCATTGATCGGGCCTTTGACGATGCCGACCAGTCCTGAAAAGGCGCTGGCTATCATGTCTGCAAAGCCTGAGATCAGTGTCGTGATGACGGTGATGATCGGGCTCAGCGCCTGAAAAGCTACGCAAAGGACGCTGGTGATGATGTTCGCGACGGCCATGATCACCGGCATGAGTGCCTGGATGATGCTGATGATAGGCGGCAAAAGTGCGCTGATCAGCTCGCCGACAGCTGTGAGCACCGGGCTCAGGGCTGTGAACAGCTGCGTGATAATAGGCGCGATGGCTGTCAAAAGCTGCTGGATGACCGGCAAAAGTGTCATGATGATGGTCGTGATCGGTGGAATTAGCAGCTCAATCAGATCGACCAAAATCGGCAAAATCGTGTCGATGATGATCTGGACGATTGGCATGAGCGCGTTCAAGATTGAAAGCGCGAGCGGGATCAGGTCGCTCACGATCTGAACGATCGGAGGGATGACCTGAGATGCCAGCGTTCCAGCCATGCTTACGAGCGGTGGTACCAGCTGAGAGATCAACGGGGTGATCTTTGGCACGAGGTCTTTCACAATAGGCATGAGATTGGCCGACAGTTCCTGGATGACTGGGATCAGCTGGTCCATGAGATCCTCAACGACCGGCATCATTTCCGTGATACTGTCAAGCAGGGAGTTTGCCAGCGGTTCCAGTGCCACCTGAGCCCGTTGTTTGAATAAATCAAAACGCTCGGCCAGTGTGTAGGTGTCCTCAGCGGCTGCGCCGATTGTTTCACCGTTTGCCTGGAGTGAAGCTGTGAGTTCCTCCACTGAAAGACTGCCGTCTCTGATGGCTGCTGCCATTGTCGAGCCTGCTCTGGATCCGAAGATCTCCGTCGCGATGGATGTGGCTTCCGCCATGTCTCCGGCGTTCTTTATCTTTTCGGCATACATTTCAAGGCCCTCGGACGCGCTTATGCCGTCCTTTGCCAGAGCTCCGACCGATTTCTTCATGGCGCCGAGTACTTCGTCTGCATTTACTCCGGCTTTGTCAAGTTGGCCGATGAGTGCAACGGACTCCTCGAACGAGTAGCCCAGTTCCTGCATCTGCGGCGCAAACTTCTGAACGTCTGACAAAAGATCGTTGAAGCCGGTGCCGGTTGACTGCGATGCTTTGAAAACATAGTCCATAGCGTCGCCCATGTCCTCGGCAGATATATTCCACGCCTCAAAAGCCTGACTGGATTCCTCGATGACGCTCGACAGATCTTCACCGAGCAGATCGGAGACCTGGATTGCCTGAATGCTCAAGCCCTCCAAAACGTCGCCGCTGACGCCCAGGCGGGTGTTGTAGTCGGCGATTGCCTGGCTCGCATCCTCCATGGTTGTCGGTACGTTTTTGTAAACCTCGTCGAAGCTGCCCATCAATTCATCCAGAGCGTCGCCGGTTGCTCCGGTTCCGACTCTGATCGTGTTCTCAGCTTCCTGGAAAGCAGTGCCGAGTTCATAGAGTGCTTTGGTTCCCTCAGCCACTCCTTTGACAACTGCCACGCCGACTGCTGCCATGCCTGCGCCGACTGCTGCCGCTTTGACGTTTATTCCGTCGAGCTTGTCCGTGACTCCTCCGACAGCTTCCTGGAGGGTTGGGCTCAGCGTTCCGGCGATCTCAACGATTGCCTGCAATGTTTTGTTTTTTGCCACGCCGCGCCACCTCCTTTTCTTTTAATGTTTGCGGTGTTTCGCCCTGGCTATCTTTGCCGGGCGTGGTACCGATTGGTTTCTGTTTCTTCTTTCGTTTTCAGCAGCGAGATCCTCGGCTGCCTCCGCGTATTCGATCAAAAAGGACGTCAGTCTTTTCCTTTCGATGTCTGTGATGCTTGTGTGGTAGACTCTGGAGAAGTCTCGGATTGCTCGTCGGAGTCGTCGTCCAGTGATTCCTCCGACCTCACGATAAAATTTCGGCCGAGCTTCATGACCTCCACCACGTCGTGGCCTTTGATTCTTGCCACATCCTCGAAAGTGTAGTCAGGGTTGACCGCAACGATCGAAGCGATGCCGAGATATAAATGGAGCGGGTAGTCGAGCTCCATCGCTCCGGAGAGGTTGCCGTTGACCTTTGTCGCTTTGAGCTTCTTGCCCTCAGCTTCGGCAAAGAGTTCCGGGGTGATCTCGTCGGTGTCGTATGTGAGTTTCTTGATGTTCTTGCCATCGATTTTGATGGCGTTGATGAGTTCGAGTGTTCCTTTCATTTGTGGGTTCCTCCTTGTGATTTCATAAAAAGCCCCGGTGCCATGACAGACGCCGGGGCCGTGTTCCTTTTGTGATTCCTGCCGATTAGAGCAGCTTTCTGATGGATGCCATGTAGTCCTGGCCGTTGACTCTGAGGATCTGGTTGAGTCTGTCAACCAAAAGGATCTCGGAGCCGTTTGCAAAGAGCTGGTAACGTGTGACCGTGTAGGTCTCGCTGAGCTCTGAGGCAGATCCGAGCTCTACGCTCACCCCAGGGATCTCCTGAGGGATGACGTTGAGGAAAGCCTTGCAGCCCTGGTGGCTCACTGAGCCGTCTGCTGCAACCTTATCCTGCACCCATCTAAACTCCATGGCCATCTTCTGGAGCTTTGACATCCGGCCAAAGCCGGTATCGACTCCGATCTTAGTGATCGAGAGAGTCATGTCGTCCAAAAGTCCGACCAGAGGGAGAGAGAGCGTTCCCATTGCAGGGATGTCCGCCGTCTGGAGGGCGATGCCAGGGAGCTCGAAGCTCACGTCCTCCGCTGCTTTTACTTTGTCAATCAGCAGGGTATCTGCGATGACTGCGCTGTGCTTATCCATGCTTTAACCCTCCTCTCCGAAAAATGACGAGAAGCCCTCGTCTGTGTATGTTACCTTTGCAGTGGCTGACTTGAGAGGTGGCGTAGGTGTCGCCATAATATGCCAAACAAAGTCGCCGTTGATCATGTCGCTCTCCGGGTTCTCGTTCTCAAGGAAAAGGACCTCAGGCTTGCCGATGAGTGCACCGACTCCGGTCAAAGCGTCAAGTTCTCCCTGCTCGCTCACGACGATGCTGTCGCGGTCGTTCGGTGTCATCGGTGTGTCGATCTTGGTGCCGTTTCTGAGCTGGAAGCCGTTCGTGATATACATGAGCATCCTCATGTTTGTCTCGAAGATTGCAGAAGCGTCCATGGATCCGTTATAGGTGAAGCCAGCGGTATGAGGTCCCCACAACTTGAAAGCACCGTCCCAGAAGCAGAGGGTTGTGATGCCTTTCTCGTTGAGGTCGTTCGCCTCAGTCTGATCGAAGCCCTGATTCTCAGAGTCTCCGAAGTACTGGTCTGTCGCCATGATGTCCTTGTTCGAGCAGCTCTCGAACGGGATGCAGTCGTGCTCCAGATCGGTCTCGAGCATCTTGGCGGTCATGATGGTGCTGAGGTGGTAAACCTTGTCGCCATACTGAGCCATAGGCCACGCCACTTTGCTGACCGGGCTGGTGTATGCGTTGTCGTTTTTCCATGCGATCGCCTGGGCGATAGTCTCGACCTTGTAGGTTGTGCCGGACTGCTTGTAGCTGATAGGGATGTCCGCATTGACGAAAGCATCCCAGTGGCCGTTGATCTTCTGTGCTGCGCTGCAAAGTGCACGATATACGGCAGGCTTCTCGGACCAGCCAGGAGCTGCCAAAATGTTCGGCACTGCGTTCTCGCGCATATAGAGCAAAGCGACAGCTGCGATTCCGGTGTAGTCGCCGGATCCGGTATGCTGTCCGATGATGGTGCTCTCAGTGATAGCAGTGAGATCCACGTCGTAGTATGTCACCGTTACGGTGCCAGTGAGCTGGTCGTTTTCGATCAGGCTCTTGATGGTGACGGTTGAGCTGTTGAAGTCGTACTCGATAGAGTAGTCAACGCCCTCGGTCTTGTCCTCGATTGCGATGGTGTCAAGAATGACGGTATCGCTCACAAAGGATCCGGAGCCGTTTGAAAATGCAACCGACTTAGTGGTTGCCGTGCTCTTGCGGTGGGTGTCGGGATCTAATACGTTGACGATGTAGATCGGGCCGACGTTTCCGTTTGCGTTGTTGAAGTGGTAGTCAATAGCCTCGCAGAGTGTGAAGCTGTCCCACGAGTCGGAGTATCCGACTTTGGCCTGAGCGTCACCGAGATTTCTCAATCTCACGGGCACATTGACAAGATCGGCGTCATCGTATCCTCTGATCAGGTTGATCGGAGCTGTTCCAAAGTAGACCACGTTTTCCTCGGCCTGCTTGGTGCTCTTTACCTGGGAGGCAGTACGCTCGCCGTATGCTCCATGTTTGTATCCCATGGTGTTGTCCTCCTTGTCTTAGTTTAATAGGTTGCGGATGGTCTCCGATTTCTTATACGGAACGCCGCAAACAACTGAAAAAGATATCCAGCCGCACCAGTATGGGTAGTAGTCCCAGATCACGCCGTCCTCGCTAAAAGGTCCGTAGGTGATCGGTTCCATGTTATCGACGCGAACACCAGCGAAAAGCTCGGCGCTCTCGAGTTCCCTCAGTGCGATGTCCTGGAAGTTGTAGAGATCTTTCCATCCGTCGCTGTTGCGGTTGTAGGTTTCCCCCTCCGGGTTGGTCTCGTATTTGTAGCCGCCCAGGGCGTCCACGTCCTCGATCGGGTGGAGGGTTTCACCCGGATGCGTACCGGGGTTCCATGTGGATAGACAAAGCCGGAGCTTTAACCGCCTTTCACCCGTTGCCAGCTGATCGCTTCCCTCAAGCAGCTGCACTGCGATGGATGGGATCGGTGCCTTTACGTTTGGCGGTATCCTGTCTTTTGCCGGTACAAAAAGAGGGAAAGCGGCAGGAGCGACCATCTGCACGCGATAGCGGCCGTCGTTCGCACTGTCGTCCGGCAGTTTGAGCTGGATCTTTGTACAGATGTTTTCAGCCACCCAGGACGTCACGCCCTCGATGATGTCTTTTGTTGTCACTGCTGCCACCTCCTTAAATGGTTCTATTTTGTTTTAACAAAATGCAGCTGACGCCGGTGTTCTCCACCCAGTCAACGACCTGGCACTCACGCCCGTCGAAGTTTATGAGGGATCCCGGTGCTTTTCTGTCCGGAGTGTCCTCGCTTCTTGCATAGATCAAAAGATCCGCCTCACCGAGTCCGATCTCCGTGCCGGTCTTGAGCTTGAGCAGCTCATCGTTGTCGATAACGATGTCGATGCTCTTGCCCTCGACTTCATGCGTCTCACCGAAGTCCGACAGCATGAAAAACAGATCGGCCACATCCCCGGCCATCAGCTCCTTGAGCGTCATCATTCAGGCAAAGCTGCGGTGATGTCGGGAGCGTCGCCGCCGTCCTCACCGTCATCCTCGCCGCTTTCCTCTCCAGCATCCTCAGCATCGTCATCATCCTCAGGCTTTTCGTCCTCGTCAGATGCTCCGGCCTTGGCTGCGTCAAGTGCCTCGATGATCTGCTTCTTTGTTGCTCTTTCTGCGACTTCGACGCCGAGCTTTTCAGCGATTGCCTTGAGCTCTGCGACTGTGTTCTTGTCGCTGTACTCGAGTTCGTCGGCTTTGGATGCAGGAGCCTCGGAGGCGTCGCCGCCGTCCGAGCTCACATCCTCGCCCACGTATTCCGCTACACCTGCTGCAACCAGCTCGTCCTCACGATCTTCCGGGAGAGAAAAAGGCTTTGACTTTACAGTCTTGGCCTCGACCACGCCCGTCTGAGGGTTGCGGTAGCCGTAGGTGCCGTTGATAATTCTGATCATGTGGGTTTCCTCCTTTGCCTTATACAGTGGTCAAAACGTCCGCGCAGATCCAAGGCGCCTTGTTATTAGGCACGAGTAAAGGCTTAGCGGAGAGCTTGATCTTGCGGACTTCGCTCTCAGCGTCTGCGGTGTACTTAGGTACGCGGCTTGCTGCATAAGTGTGGAAAGCTCCATCAGCCTGCTCGAGCTGAGTGACTGCACCGTAAAGAGTGCGGCCAGCGCCAGGAGCGGTGAGGATTGCCTTGCCATAACCGATGAACGCTGCATCGTTTCCGCTTTCGTCCTCATATGTCTCATCGTAGGAGATGAGGTTGATGTTGCGGCCCTCGATGTTGAGGACAGCGATGCGGCTTGCACCGTCAGGAAGCACGATAGGAGTGACTTCGCCGATGTTGATGCGACGATTGTCGAGGAGCTTCTGCACGCCATTGTTGTTGATGATGACCTGAGCAGTTGCAGGATCAACAACGAGGTCAACGGCAGGAAGTCCACGGCTGGTGAGCATCCTTACCATTGCGGCGAGGTCGCCGATGATGTCGTAATTCGCAGAGCTGTCCCACTTTGCGGATGGTGTAAACTTCGCAGGGTTATTGCTTCCGTCGTAGAACATCAGCTCAAACTCCTCGTACGCTCCGCCGTAGTCGTCCACGTACTGCTTGAGCACGTAGCCGTTGTTCATCATCGCCTGTGCTGCCATGTACTCCTCGCGGCCGTCGATCATGATGCCGAGCTCAGAGAGATCCTGGCCGAGAACAGAAGCCTCGCGCTGCTGAGGAGTCACCTGAGTGTAGAGATTCTCACCGAAGCCCCTCTTGTTGAGGTCGTCGATGGTGAGAGGTCTCTGAGGAGCTACGAGAGGAGGAGCGAAGCGCTTGGTTGTGTAGCCGTCACGCAAAACGGTGATGCCGCCCTTGCGGGGAGCTACAACGGGAGCGATCTTCTTGCTGCCGTCCTTATAGTCGATCAGCACCTCATCGGTTGGAAAAATGTCTGCCGGAGCAGTAGGGAAGTAACGATCGCGCAGGAAAGTCCTGTGTGTAGGCATTGCCTGGATCGCTGCGATCATTGTCAAAGTCTGATAAATAATGTTAGGCATTTGTTTGTCCTCCTTTTCTTTACTCGACTACACCCTCGACAAAGATGCCCTTGCCGCGGAGTGCTTCGATGTTTGCTGCCGATAAAGTCAGGCTGTTGATCTCCTCAAGCGTCTGCTTTGCGAAGTTGCCGGACTTGTATGCCTCTACGAGATAAGATCCCGAAGTCTCAACAACGAGATCATCTGCAAGGATGCAGTCAGGTGTTCCGTCAGAGAACACGCTCGCAGTAGTTCCAGAAACCTGGAGGATGGTGCCGCGAGGGATCGTATAGGCAGGGAAGTCGTCAGTATCGGTGAAGATAGTGCCGCCTGCTGTGATGCCGCCGCTCTGTACCTTGTAGAGCACGCCGTTGAGTGTGAAGTAGTCGTTTGCTGAGTAGCCGCTTGCTACAACGAAGTCGGTCTCGGCCGCAACCGTGAGGGCTGTCACGTTTGTGCCAGCTACAAGATCTGCGTCCTTTGCGATTGCTGTGCTTGCGGTGTAGTAGTTATCACCCACCTGGATGATGTCGCCGGAAGCGTAAGCCTTTGAGGCTTTCATGGATTCCTCCACGCTCACTTCCTGGGCTTTTGCGTTTGCGGCCTGGACGATGCTCACGCCCTTGACGTCAAGATCGTGCTTGCCGTCAACGATGAGGTTGTCAGCTGCCAGGGTTCCGATGGTTTTGCCTGTTCTCATTTATTTGCCCTCCTTATCGTTGTTGAAAGTGCCCGCGATCATTTTGACCGCATCTTCTTCGCTGAGCTCTTTGCTGTCTCCGAGATCCGGTTCAGGGTTTCCGCCGTTAGGATCAGCTGCTACGCCTGCCGCGCCGCTCTGCTGGAAGTCCTGCGCCTGGTTCTGGATGTGCTGGGTGCCGAGCTTTGCCTGCTTCTGCATAGCGCGAAGCGCAAGCTCTGAGGCTGTGCAGGCGTTCTCACCATACATTGCCTCGTTGACCATCTCCTGATCTCCGACTGTCGCCGCGATCTCCTGGATCGCCTGGAGGCGGGCGCGCTCGTCGGTGATGGCCTGGTTCTTTGCCTCAGCTGCTGCATCTGCTGTGATCTGTGCAACGAGCTCAGGCTCTGCCTGTTTGAGTTCTTCTAAGGTCATGTGCTTGTCCTCCTTGTTTTTCTTGGTTTTTGTTGTATTTGCAGCCGCGGATGTTTTGGCAGGTTTGTCATCCGTCGGTGTTGCCGTGTTAGGCTGTGCAGCTGCCTGAGCTGCAACCGGTATAGATCCCGGAAGATTGGAAAAGGCCGACGCGCTCATTCTGAGACCGTTGACCGTGATCATTTCCTTGTCTGCAGATAGACTCATTTCAGGATCCTCACCATCAAGCACTTCGTCGATCCAGCCCTTTTCAGCTGCTTCGCGTCCGGTGAGCCATGTCTCTTTTGCCATAGCGTTGCGGATCTTATCAATGCCGAGGTGTGTCTTGCTTTCATAGGTCTCAGCCGCTGCGGAGTTCGCTGCTTCGAGTCCTTTGTTGACCTTTGCAAGTGCGTCGTGGTTGTAAACGCCGACCAGTGTCACCGCTGCCTCGTGCACCATGAAAAGGCTGCCAGGGTATGCCTGGATTGTATCGCATCCCATCGCGATGACCGTCGCTGCGGATGCAGCCACGCCGTCGATGATTGCGACAGTGTTGCCGGTGAGTTCCTTGAGTCTGTTGCTGATTCCGATGGCTGTGTAAAGATCACCGCCGACCGAGTTGATGCGGACTGTGACGTTCTTGGCGCCTTTGATCAGGTTCAGATCTTCCAGAAACTCCTTTGGGGTAGTGAAAAGCCCGTCGTCCGGTTCACCTGTCCACCAGTCTTTTGGTCGCTTGGTGACGATCTCGCCGTAGACGGTCAGCTCTGCGTTGTCTCCGTCGCCCTGCACAACATTCCAAAAGCGCGGAGTAGTGGCGGCTGCTGCCGCCGGTCCCATTGTGATGGGCGTTCTATTCTTGTGCATTGTCTTGACCTCCTTGTGGTTCTGCGGCTGCCGTAGCCTCCGCGATCTTTTTGTTCTCCTCGGTGATCTGTCGGATGTTTGCGTTCCAGTTTCCGCCGTTGAGCTTGATCGTGCTCTGCTCGTGGGTTGAGAAGCCGTGCTCCACCGCCATGACCTCCGCTTGGATCTCTTTCGTAGGATCGAGCTGTCCCTGAGACGGACCGATCCACTCACTGCCGAGCCATGCCTCCCGGATGATTGGATCCGAGAAAAAGCCGGGCGCTTGAATACGTCCGCGGGCGACTGCCTCGTGCAGCCAGATCTCATAGATTGGCTTGCAGAAGTCGTCCACAAACCACTCGCGGCGCATCTTAAAGGCTTTCCATGCTTCCATGAGAGCCGCACGGCTTGCCGAGTAGGATGCGTTGAACGATTTCATGAGAAGATCAGCAGGCACCTCCAAAGCGGCGCCGCACTGTTCACAAAGGCATTTCATGAAAGCATCGAAGCCAGCGTTCGGATGCGTAGGAGCTCCAAACTTGACGTCCTCGCCCGGTTTCATGATGTTGACCTGGCCCGGTCCCATCTCATACTCGTCATCGTCGTGAGAGATCTGAGGCTGTCCAGCTTCGTTGTACGGATTCTCTGTCGGATCCGCCTGCGTAAGCACGAAAGCAGTGAAAAAGCTCTGGATGAGAGCCGCCTGCAGTTCGCTTTCGGTGTATCTGCGCATTTGGAGCATCGGTTCGATGACCTGCGCCAGGTATGAGATGCCACGGTATTGCTCAGGACGTTCCGAGTCCATAATCTGGAGCACGTTCGGGAGCCCTGTCAGGGATCCGTATGCCTCAACGCGGACAAACTCATTTGGCTCGCTTGTCACCTGCCCCGGGTAGTGGTTGCAGATGTGATAGGCTACAATCTGGCCGTCGTGATTAACTTCCACGCCGTCAAAGATGCGGTTCCCGTTGTCCGGGTTCTTTCCGTCCGTCACGCTTGGGTATGTGCTGCCCTTGCCGATCGGTGTCATGATGCGATCAGCTTCGACGAGGTGGATCCTGAGCGAGTACGGATTGAGTGGTGTCGGGCTCTGCTGTTTCATAACAGCAAAAACGTCGCCGGACAAAAGCCAGGACGTGAGAGCCAGCTGCTGCAATCCGTAAAAATTATTGATGCCGGTGGCGTCGCAGGACCGCTTCTTTCGAGCCCAGAGCTCAAACTCTGCCTCTGTCCGTCGTTCCCACGCCGCCGCTTGCTCCGGCGTTAAACCTAAGAGTTCAGCGTTCGGCTTGCTTTGTAGTTTTAGGCCGCAGCCGATCACGTTTGTGCGGTTCGTTTTGACCGCTGAGGTCGCCAGTGGTGCGGCCATGTATAGCATCCTGGCTCTTTGCCTCATTGTGTAGTTGTTCCAGTCGATGTCCTCCCGGGCGGATATACTTGAAGCAATAAACGACTTGAGCGCTCGCTTTCTCCAGCTGGCGCCTGCGTCGCCGTATCCGCTGTTGCTCGCCCTTTTAGCTTTTCCGGTTGGCACTTCTGGACTGCGTTTTTCTTCCATCTTTGCCCTCCTTACCAGTCGCGGGGTATTACCCCGAGAGCTTTGCGTCTTGCGCCGCCTCCCTCAAGCTCTGCGAGCTCGTCCTCGAGTTCCTTGATGGCGCTGCGGATGGTCGAGAGGTCGGTATTGTATCGCGTGGCGTTTCTGGATCCGACGCCATAAGATTGAACGCCGCCGGAGAGCATCTCGGCTTCGCGCTTTTTGTAAAGGTCCAGACGTTCGCGGATGCTTTCAATCCGGGCTTTCTTTTGCTGTTGCGTCATGCTTTTCCTCCTTACCACTCGTCACCGTATAGGTCACGCTTTTTCTTTTTCTTTGGAGGCGGCTGCTTCGGTTTTGGTTCATCCAGTCCTTTGAGCCGTCTCTCTATTGCGTCGAGATCAGGATCCACGACGCGGAAGCCTGCCATCGCGTAGTTGCGACAGTCAAGCGCCTCGTTTCTTTCATGTCCCGGGATCTTTTCCCAGGCCCATCGCTCGCCTTGTCTGCTTCTCTTTCTGACGAGAGTCTCAGACAGCAGGCCGTTGAAGTAGTTTAGATCGTAGCCGCGTTCCTCTCCGAGAGGAAAGTGGCAGTATTTTGTCTCACCGTCTGCATCATTGACGCGGAGCGCTGACATGATGGAGCTCTTGCCAGCATCGACGCCGATGGTGTAGAGCCAGCAGGTCACTCGCTTGTTGTCGCGGATCGCAACCTTTGACGGTGGGCTGATGTATGGGATGCCCTCGCCGCCTTTACCTTTGATTGCAAAGACGCGCTTCGTGAGTCGTTTCCGGCACTCGCTGTAGACTTCCTGCGTGTAATGTCCGCCGGAGTCCACAAAAGTGATGGAGATCCGGAGCCCTTTGCCGTTTTGGTATTTGTACGAGTGTTCAATCACGTCGTCGAGGCGTTGCCACACCTCGGGGTTGTCAGGCTTTCCCATGATGTAGCCTTTTTTGATGCCCCAGGTGGCGCCGCCTTTTCCATGGCCGACAACCTCGTACTCCAGACGATTGTCCTGAGTATCGACGCCGCAGGTCAGACAAAGCACACCGTCCGGCAGTTCTGCCGGGTATTGCTCGCGCCTTGTGAGCATCGAGTCCTCGTCCTGGATGTCTCCGCGCTCCTCCCAGAGCTCACCGAGCAGGGTGTTGAGCACAACCTTGAGACGTTCCGGATCCTTTTGTGCGTCCAAAAACTTCGTGGCGATCTTTTCCCACGGAGTCCATGGCGAAGCGAAAGCGGAGAGCCAGTAGCTCTTGACGCCGTTCGCAGCTGCGTCCGGATTCTGCGCCACCCACTTGGCTGGTTGCTTTCGCATCTGTTCCTCTGTGGAGATGCAGCCGCAGGCCGGGCAGCAATATGTAAGCGGGCCGACGATCTTGTTTTTCTTTTTGCCGTGGACCGTTACAATCTTGTGCTCGAAGTGGATCCGGTTGAAAGTGATTTCACTATACTCACCGCACTCCGGGCACTGATGACACCAGCGCTCCTGGGTTCCCTCGTAGTAGGCCGTCTCGATGTTCGAGAAGTTCTTAATGGTCGGGGTGGAGACTTCCACCGCCTTTGCATTGTAAAAAGTCGCCTGTCTTGCTTCCGCGAGAGCCCAGGGATCACCCTCGTTACCAGCTGACACCGCCCATCGGTCACGCTCGTCGCCGATAATATACCGGCACGGCGTTGAAGCCAGGGCGCTGGCGCTGTTTGATCCGGTGATGGTCAGCATCCCACCGGGGAAAGACTTCTGCAGCACGGTGCTCGTCGCATCCTTGCCCTTGATGTCTGTCACCCTGCTTTTGAGGACTTTGCTGTCTCGGATCATGGGCGCGATCCTCAGCCTTGAAAACTTTCGCGCATCTTCCAGGGAGGGTTGCACGAAAAGGATCGAGCCGGGATCCTGGTGCATTATATAGCCGATGATGTTCAGCTCCATCTCGGACTTGCCGACCTGTGAAGCTGCCACCATGACGATCTTGTGGATTTTGGGATCCGTAAAGGCTCCCATTGGTTCTTCAAGGTAGGGCGTGCGGGATGTTCGCCACGGTCCTGCCTCTGCTGATGTTTCCGGAGACAAGCGGCGGTACTTGTCAGCCCACTCGGCCACCGTTAAATTTTCCGGAGGCTTGAAGTGTGAGAGGGCTCCGGCGATCGCGGCGTTGAGGTTTCTTACTTCCTCATTCTTCGTCACCGTCATCCGCTGCCTCTTTCCAGCCCTCGCGCTCCCTCACGCGTTTGGCGTATTCCTCGGGATCGTATTTGTAGTTGGAAAGCTCCTCCAGCACCTGATAGCACTCGCGCCGGATGATCTCCGACGCTTCTGGAGCAGTGTCAACCGCTGCCACATCGACGGCGAGCCGTCCCGGCAGTGCGATGATCATGCTGCGGATCGTATAGACCAGGTCGGTCGTGATCGCCTCAACGTCCTCGCTGCGGTGCATCTGTCCGCGCAGTTCTTTGAGCTGGAGCTCCGCCATGTCCGCCTTGGCTCTTTTCAGATCTGCCTCAGCGGCGAGCTTTTCCTCCTCGGTTTTTCTGTTTTTCTGATCGCGTCCGTTTGCTTTGTCGCTCAGGTACGCGATGTACTTGCGCACCGTAGGGAGCAGGTCAAATTGATAAACGCCGTCAACCTTGCGGCCCTCGATGACGCCCTCCTTTGCCAGCTGCTGCACGCGCCTCTCGCTGAGATTAAAAAGCGATGCCACGACAGCGGTGCTTTGTAGGTTTTCCTTTGCCGCCATCCTGGCGCCTCCTTTCACTTTCTCCGGGCGGTCGCCGCCGGGCAGACGAAACGAAACGCCCGAAAAATTTTTCTCAAAAAATTTTCGATTTCTGGGCTCGCCAGCAC